AACTGGGTTAAAAGACGAGAAAGTTTTATGGCTAGACACTCTGGTAACACAAAATTAAATGGTTACATAGCTGTGATGAAGTGGGGTGGTGTCACCAAAACTGGTGCAAGTGCCATGAAAAAAACAGTTAACGAGTATAAAAAAGTAATTCGTGAAAGAAGAAAGATACAAGAAGAATTACTTTTAGAAATAGAATCCAAAGCATTAAGTGAAGCTACTAGAACAGCTTTAAAAAATAAAGTTGAGGAACATAACTCTAAAAACCCTAAGCACAGAGCAACACTAAGAATGTTGACTGCTTGCTACAACAGAGGTTTAGCAGCTTATCAAAACAATCCAGGATCAGTTCGTGGTAATGTTGCTGGTCCATCCCAGTGGGCAATGGCCAGAGTGAATGGACTATTAAGAGCTTTGAGAACAGGTAAGTTCAAAAGAACTGCTTATGATACAGATCTTTTACCTAGTAGTCATCCTTTGAGTTCTAAAAAAGTTGCTGGAAGTGTTATTGAGGAAATAAATGTTTCTACCGAAGAGGCAGAGGCTTTATCAGAAGTTGAAATGAACTCAGCTAGATCTGAAAAGGCTAAATCTGTAAAAATTGGAGATGCAGTCTCATGGAGTATAAACAAAGATCCAGATCCACCATCAACTGTTCATGGCATTGTCACTTCAGTAAATAATGAAAAAGAAACTGCAACAATGATGGTTTGGGCAATTATGGAAGATGGTACGCACAAGAAAACTGACAGGTCAGTCGTGCAACCAATCTCTGCATTAAGAAAGATAAAAGATTTTAGAAGCTAATTAGCTACTTTCAAAATATCTAGTATTTTCTTTTGGATCATATTCGATCCCAGCTTTTTTAAGTTTATTGATTAATTTAGTCTGCTCATCTGATCCTAAGAAAACTAACCATTCTGTAATAATTTTATTACGATTTGGTTTCTGTGCCTTAGCAAGATTATCCATAAACATGTTAAATGGATTGTCTACTTTTGAGCTTCTTTCAACTCCGTTATCAGCCATTTTAGTAATCCGTTCCTATCCTCAGCGCCATACTTAAAGTCTTTAGCACTGAAATTATCTGATACTTCTATTTTACTTGTATCCAAAGATACTTCTAATTCCTTGTCAAAAATATCTAATTGACCTGTGCCGTCATCTTTGCAAAGCAAAGTAAAGGTACCAGATCCATTATGCAAAGTCGATATTAAGACTGTATCTTTTTCCACATATTTAGTATAGCACTCATCGGCAATCTGTTAGTGGCTATCAGAAATACACTAACTTTTATTTTTTTTATATAAAATACTAATGTTTACTGTTTACAGTAAATTTTTGCGCACATGGGTAAGTTAGGAGATTGGAATCTTGTATGTCTGATGAGTATAAAAAAATTGATGTAGAGTTCAGCAAAGCTGAAGGGGAAGAGGGTAAAGTCAAAGCAGTTTTTTCTGTTTTTAACGATGTTGATAGTGATGGCGATGTAGTATTGCCAACATCAATCAAGTCTGGTTTTGATCCCAACAATGAAGAAGTACCAATGGTCTGGGCGCACCAGTGGGATAAACCAATTGGCAGGGGTAAAATTGTCAAAGATGGTGAAAAAGCAGTTTTTGATGGTGAGTTTTTCATGGACACTGATAGTGGATCCGAGGCTTACAAACTTGTCAAGAATATGGGAAATTTGCAACAATGGTCTTTTGGTTTTAGAGTAGATGACTCTGAGTATGGAAAATTTAAAAAAGCAGATCAAGACGATGAACAAGAAGTTCGTTATCTCAAAAGTTTATCAGTATATGAGGTTAGTCCAGTTTTGGTTGGAGCTAACCAAGATACATTCACTATGGCAATCAAGACACAAAAAACTGATACTGATGAAAAGAGTGTTCTTACATCAGATGATTTTCAAAGTGCAGAACAAGATCCAAAGGCAGAAGAAGAAAAAGTTGCCTTAGCAAACGATATGTTTGACAATCCAAAAGAAGCTGAAATGAGAGCTTTGGAATTAGGTTGTTCAGGATTTCATACACATGAAAGTGACGGAAAGCAAGTTTTCATGCCTTGTGCCACACATGATTCATATGAATCACAGATCAAGAAAAGCAATACTTCGATAGCTTATCTAAGTGAAATTGCTGTAAATATAAAAGAAGTTTTAAAATCTATCCCTACTGACCAAGAAACAATTGATCGTCTAAAGCAGATCAATATCGCAATTCGTGGTCTAAATAGTAGTGATGATGAAGTTTCAGAGAAAAGCGCCAGCGTGCAAGGCAAAAAGCGATTTTCTGATGAGGTAAAAGATGTGCTTGCTGCATTGAATAACCTAGTCGCAAGAGTTCAAGCTATAGGTGAACTCAGACAAAAGAATGGTAGGAAGTTGGGGGTTTCAGCAACAGAAGCTCTCAGAACAGTTCAAGAAAGTGTCTCTGATGCTTTTGATGAACTAGATAAATTCGTAGAAGAATTTGGAAGTGAGGGCGCATTGGAAGTTGAAACACAAGAAGTGCCAACTGAGACTGAAGTACCAGTCGCAGAAACCGAAACTGAAGTATCAGAACCAGAAGTTGAATTATCTGATCCTGAAGCAGTAACAGAGGAAGTTGTAGAGGCGCAAGCTGAAACAATGACTGAAGATCCTGCTGATGAACCAGAAATCGATACTGGCGATGAGAGACAAGTTGAGGATCCTGTTGATCAGGTAGAAACAGTAGAAGTTGATACTGAGTTAGACAATCTCTGGCTTGAAAGCCAAGAGATCCTAGCAGAAATCACAGTAGTTGATACTGAAATAGAAGAAGAAGTAGAAGTAGATATTTAGGAGATATATATGAGTAACGAAATTTCAAAAATTCGTGAGAACATAGCTAAAGAGTCTGCCGATTTAAAAGGACTTTTTGAGACAATTGAGTCACAAGAAGGACCTTCTACTGCTGAGCAAAAAAATGCAGTTATCTCTAATAACGAGAAACTAGCATCTTTAAGAGATGATCTTAAAGTCGCAGAAGCAAAAAGCAAGTTAGATTTATCTGACAGTGCAGTAGCAAGCATCCCTAACCCATCAGAAGAACCAGCTAAAGTTGGATCCTTTGGTGCAGAGGTGTTAAAATCAGCAGCCTACAAAGGCTATACTGAAAATGGTGCTAAGAATATTCAAAGCACAATTCCTTTTGAAGTTAAGACAAACTTAACTACAACTGGATATCCACCAGAGTCTTTAAGACAACCTGGAATATTGGAAACAGCTCTTCGTGATCCTAATGCAGTTATTAGTTTGTTTGATCAAATTCAAACAGATCAAAACGCTTTCGTTTATTTGGAAGAAACAACTTTCACAAACAACGCAGCTGAAGCCGCAGAGGCAGCAGCAGTTGGTGAAGGTGCATTAGCATTTACCGAGAACACAGCAACAATCTCAAAACTTGGTGTTAACATACCTGTTACAGACGAGTTAATGCAAGATGTTTCTGGCTTAGAGGGATATTTGAACTCTAGACTACAAACAATGATGAGATTAAGGTTAGACGGCCAGTTAATCGCTGGTAATGGTACTTCACCAAACCTTGAAGGTCTATTAGACGCAGGAAAATCCTCAGTTGGATCAACTGCTTATGGATCATACTCAGGTGGTTTGGGAAGAATCGGAGCTATCTATGGAGCGATCACTGACATTCGTGTCAACGCTTTCACAGAGCCAGATGCCATCGTTATCCATCCAAATGATTGGGCGCAAATCGTCCTTCAATTAGATGAAGATTTCGCTGGTGACGCAACAGCAGGTTATGCTGCAAAAGCACCTGTATTCACCCAAGCTGGTGGATATGCAGGTGGCGTTGCTAACCAACTTTGGGGATTAAAAGTTGTTCCGACAACTGCAATCTCTGAAGGAACTATCCTTGTTGGTAAGTTCGGTGGTGGTGAAGCCGCTCATGTCGTAATGAGACAAGGTATCGATGTCGCAGTAAGCGATAGTCATGGTGATAACTTTACAAAGAATATCATGGTGATTAGAGCTACAATGCGTGTTGGTTTCCCTGTTTATAGACAAGCAGCGTTCCACAAAATCACAAGTGCTTAATAGCATTTAGTATTAATTTATGGGGGTTAGCAATAGCCCCCATATTTTATAGAAAGGATATTATGCCGTATCATAATAAACCCAAGAAAAAACCAAAAGGTAAAAGACCTAAAAAAGGCAAATAGTAAGTTAGGATTAAATCATTATGTCAGAGAAATTTATTAAACTCGAAAAAGATCTTTGGGAGTTAGGTGATGGTTCTTTATTTGAAGGATCTAAAGCTGATCTACCTAAGTCAAATGCTTCTAAAATCGGTGGAGCTGGTAAAACATATCCAGAAAGCTGGTTAAAAGAAAAGGGTTGGAAAGTAGCTAAAAAAGCTCCAGCCAAGAAAAAAGCAGCACCAAAGAAAAAAGTAGAAACTAAAGCAGTTAAACCATCTGAAAATAAGTAAGGAGATCCTAAATGGCTCTTTGTTCTTATAACGATGTTGAGGCTATTGTTCAACTAGATTTTAGTGCAACATTACAGACTTCTATAACAAATAATATTATTCCATTTGCAGATCAAGTCATTAAAACCTACTTAGGTTACAGCATTGAAGTCTCGGATCATACAGAAGTCTTATTTGGAGATAATATAAAAGAGATCTCTTTAAAACACATGCCTGTAAATTCTATTACCTCTATTACTGAAGATGGCAATGTTTTGTCTGAGGGAAACGAAAGTGAGTTTGTGTTTCACTCTAATGGTCGTGTCGAAAGAGTAAAAGGTCGCTGGTCAGGGGCTAAACCTAAAAACATAACAGTAGTTTATAATGCTGGATATTCAACAATTCCTGACGATATAAAATTTACAAGTGCAAGAGTTTCTGCAAGAATTGTCATGTCTGCTTTAAACTTGGGTAGTCAAGCTAAAACAGGCGCAGTGGAATCACACTTAAGTGACTCTACAAATGGGGCTACGATGACAAATATAACAGAAGAACGCATTGGAGATCTTGCAGTAAAATTTGCTGATCCGTTGGCATACTTTGATGGCGAGATACTCAAGCAATCAGACAAACTCCTTTTACAACCATATAAAAAACAGGTCTTCGTTTAGTGGATCTGGCAAATTTGGTGTACCTAATAGGATTTTTAAACTTTCATGGTTTAATGTCTATTCATCTGAATAACTACACGAGAGAGAGAGTTGATATGGAAAGCTATATCAATAGAAAATTTGGTGAGATTATTGCAGGTGAGGAATGGAATATAAGAAGGAATCCTTAAGTAATCTTCTTAGATTACAAGAATTGTGGTGGCAAGACGATGCTAACTGCAAAGACGCTGATCCTGATATCTTTTTTCCTGAACGAGGTGCAAGCACAAGAAAAGCAAAAGAATTATGTAATTCCTGTATTGCCCAAGAACATTGTTTAGAATACGCTATAGTCAATGCAGAAAAGTTTGGCATATGGGGTGGACTGAGTGAAAGGGAACGCAGAAAAATTCGTAAGGAACGAGGATTAACTAGAAAGAGGAGAAAAAATGCCGAGTAGAAGATTACCTAGCGTTGAAGAGGCACATAAATTATTTAAAGCTGATCCATATAAGCGTTTAAGCGAATGGGCAAAAGAATGGGATTGTTCTCATGAAAGAGTAAGACAATTAAGAGATCAAGCTGGTTTTCCTAAAATATCCGAAATAGATTATAAGATATCTAGACAAGTTGTTGAAAGAATAAGATCAGGTGAATATACACTCACTAGGCGTGTTACTTATGCTGATCTACCAATAGGTTATGAAAAATTTGTTAGTTGGTATCAAGAAGATCCTGCCATTTATCTTGCTGTTTTAGAGGCACAACAATACGCCTATAATCAAAAAATGAATCCTACTGAAAAACAATGTCAAGGTTGTGGTGAAAATACTACAATAGAAAATTTTAAAAGAAGTTCTAAGTATGTTGATGGTTATTCAAAACATTGTAAAACATTTCCAGTATGCGTAAATACTGAAGAACATGTTTTAGATGCAAAGTTAGATCAAGTTAATGATAGAAGATCTAAGCTAGAGGAACTAAGGAAAAAACTAGAAAATTAAATCTGGCTACTAAAGTAGTGGTATGTCATATGATTATCAAACAAATTTAAAAGAAACTGTTGTATTCCAATCAGTCTCTACCAACACTGTAGATGAAAGAGGATTGTATAACTCTGACTGGGCAGATGATATTACAACAAAATGTAGAATTGAATCTAATGCCTCTATGGAAGAGGATGGTAGAAGAGAGTTTGAGACATTAGATATTGCAATATTTATTCCAGCAGATGTAAATGTTAAAACCTCACACAGAGCTGTAATTAACTCTGAATACTACGATGTCTTAGGAATACAGGTAAGAAAGAATAGACACAACGATCCAGTAATAAAGGTTTGTGCTTTAAGAAAGAGTAAGTAATGGGTGTAAGACAGATAAACCCAAGTAGAATTAACAAGTTTAGAAACTTCTTGTACAACACATCATCAGCTACTTTTGGTGCTGGTAACTTAATATCTTTAAATGTTTATTCAAGAGAATTAAGAGGAATTAGATCATTAGCTCTTAATACAGCTCGTCTAACATCTGACTTAAAATCTTTATCTGTTGGTGGTCAGGGATTTACTTTGCGTGCTGGTCGTAGAGTAACAGGTAGATTAGCTGGTAAAATTGGTCAATCAATTATTCCTCAAAATATGGGATTTCTTTCTCGTATGGCTAACAATTATTATGGTAGAAATGTCGGTAGAGAAGTTCAGCAATATTTCAACAAAAAAACCAAAATACAGGCTTACATAAATGGTTACGAGATTACTAATGCTACAAAGAAAGCAATACAGCAAACACCAAGAATGCAAGGGCAATATTCTGCGGCAAAGCTAA